CCGAAACAAACCCAGTTAGTCACCGTTGTGCCAATATTCAGTTATTGTAAAATGACTTGGTCTACCAACCTTCTCGTTTTAATTTTCTTTTACTACTTAACTTGCTTTTTTGCTTCTCCGCTCTTTCACTCCTTAGGGCGGACTTTGCTTCTCGCTTTCTCAGATTACTTCAATATTGATTTTGTCTCTGATAATTGTGAACCTTTGCCACTGCTGCTTTCCGCTATTTCACCGCGACGCAGTGTGTGGTCCTTCGACATTGCTCTATCGAGCCCCATTGTTCCTCACTTTCGGGGGTTCTTTGACTTTGTCCTGGGCAAAGGCCCGTTTGAATTACCTAGTTACAGTGTTGTTAACCCCATTGCTTATTCCAAGATCCTCTCAACCAATCATGCAGTACGATTTCCCTACTTTGATTGGTTGGCACAGCAGGATTGTTTGGTTTACAATGATGTTGATTTCACCGTTGCCTGGTTGGTTTTTACGTGGTTCTTTGTTGTTCTCTGTTGCATCTGGCTCCTTTCTCGGCCATTTGTATGTGATTATTTATTGACATTGTTGATTTGGTGTTGCTCGTCACCGATTTCTCCTGATCGCCGATCTGAGTTTCGTGCATCTACAGCTGTTTCATTGCCCAATAAGCCTTCTCGCGTCAAACCCCACCCCGAAGCTGCGCATTCTCGTTACACTGCTAATGCACTCCTTGATGCTTTCCTTAGTCGCATTCGCGCTAAGCGTTACGACGTCAGCACCTCTGCTTCCACTGCTGGTGCTGGCAGTCGGTTTTGGTATTTCGCCAAAGACCTTCGGTTTTCCCCAAGTCTTCGCGAGCCAAAATCTAGCGATGTTTATACCATGGTCGACGTTGATTATTATCTTCATCTTCCCAGTTATTGCGATGGACACGATTTGCTCCTCAACACTTTTTATCCTCATAAAGTTGCTGATAGATCAATGAATGGCCATTATTGGTTCAATGCAGACAACACCGTCACCTACGAAGTTGACGGTGGTGCCGTGTACAACCATGCAATCTGGAATTTGGATGTTGATGATCTCACAGTTGATCATTGGTGGGGCTCAGCTTCCTACCTTGTTGAACATTGCCAGATTAACGCAGACCGCCGTGTCGTTTACTTCAATCACATTCGCAACGTTTATGGCCCGCTGGGCTGGTTCCTTCCTGGAGCCCGCTTGGTCCGCCGTTCCGTTGTTGTTGATGGTGTTGCTCGCATTAGAGATAATGATGATATCCATTTCGCCCGCGCTGGCTCTCGATTGCAGATCACTCTTCCTGAATTTGTTATTGATGCTACGCTGGTGCGTTTGAAATCATCCAT